TAATAAACATGCAAGTGGTGTTAATCAATTCTTTCCAACTATGTTAAAGACTCGTGTTCAGAATGGTAGTATTTACGATTGGTTTACAGATGAGTATAAAGATAAATTTCAAAAGGTTATAAAGAGAATTCTTAAAAGAGATTCAATGTATAATTGGTCTAAGTGTGTTTTAGATGGTGAAGAAATACCAGAGAACTTTTTTATAGTTCAACACAAACATAACGCAGTAGAAAGTCAATACAAAACACTTTCAGTTGAAGAGGTAGAGAAGTTAGATGATAAACATAAAACCAATCTACCAAAAAAATTAGATGGTGATACATATAAATTCTTGGTTAGAGATTTTCAGTTAGGTCAAAAATTATTTCCATCGGGTATTCAAGCATTTAGATTAGGACTTGGACAACCGGCAGTAAACTTTCCACCATTAACAGCAAGGTATTTATATGAAAAATATACAGAACATATATCACAAGACGTGCTCAATGTGTATGACCCATCCGCAGGTTGGGGTGGTCGTATTCTCGGAGCTATGTCATCACTCAAACGAATTCATTATATTGGCACAGACCCTAACACGGATAATTTTATAGATGAATTGGGTATTTCGAGATATGAATATGTAGCTTCTTTCTTTAACAAAGAAGTATTAGTAACAAATCCTTTCTGGGAGGAAGATAAGAATACCTATCATTTATTTCAAGATGGAAGCGAATTTATTGGGAACAATCCAGACTTTCAGACGTATAAGGGTAACTTGGATTTAGTTTTCAGCAGCCCACCATACTTTGATCGTGAAAAATATAGCGAAGATGAAGAACAATCTTATAAGTTATACCCTAAGTATGATAGTTGGAGAGATGGTTTCCTAAACCCCACATTAACAAATGCTTATGAGAGTTTAAGAGAAGATAGATATTTATTATGGAACATAGCCGATATCAAAATCGGAAAGGATAAGTATCATCCACTCGAACAAGATAGTATAGATGTAATCGAATCACTTGGTGGTCTTTATCAAGGTAAACTCAAAATGTTAATGACTTCTATGGTTGGAGTTGATCAATCTAAAGTCAAAAACTCGGTCAAAGTAAATGGAACTTATTTAAAATATGAACCAATATTTATATTTTATAAGCCAAAAACAACTTGACTTTTACGAATTTATTTCGTAAGATCAAGTATGAAAGCGAGAAATAATATGATAAATACAAGAACAGCAATCTCAGGATTGGTTTTTATAACATTGATGAATGGGTTTGTTTCTGTTAATATGTTTAAGCAACAAGGTATATTTTATTCTACTGAAGTTGATAAAGTATTAATGGACAATAGAAAATTACATTCAGAACTTAAAGAGTTTTATAAGTTCGGTGTGGAAGTTGATGTAACTATGTATCAACCAACACATTATCAAACAGATAATACACCAGATATAACAGCAGATGGAACTAAGATTCGTATCAGTAAAGCAAGTGAATATAAGTTTGTAGCTCTATCACGAAATCTATTAAAGAGATGGGGTGGTCAATTTGATTATGGAGATTTTATATACATCAAAGGAACAAAGGATAAAGATGGTGTGTATAATGTTAGAGATACGATGAATCCCAAGTGGGTTAATGTTGTAGATATATTAGAATCAACTCATGTTCAACCATACAAATATGAAAATGTCCATATCTATAAAATGAATTGGACAGGCAACTTAGCATTAATAAATAAAAGTTAGGAGTAAATATGACCAAAGAAAAATCTGAAATTAAAGTCGGTGATTGGGTTCATGTGTTAATAGTTGGTTTTAGGGCCGGCGAATATAAAAACGAACCAGCCTATCAAATAGAAAGTATTAACGGAGACGACTATATCGCAGTTCAGACGGAAGGTTCTTACGAACATCGAGTAACAGTTAAAAAAAGAAAATTGAGAAAATTATAAAGAGGTTATAAATGAAACAACTTACAGAAACCCAGTTAGTAGATAACTGGAACAAGTTGTTGCAACTAATAGAAGATACATTTGAAGGTGAACGGAAAGACCGATTACTTGAAATGTATAAGTTCTTTGAAGATAGAATGTTAGTTGCACCAGCATCAGGAAAAGAAGAATACCATTATTGTCATGTTGGTGGTTATGTAGAACACGTTCTTCATGTTGTAGATACCGCACTAAAGATGCAAGAAACTTATGAGTCTGTCGGTGGTCATAAGGATTGGACAGATGAAGAACTTATCTTCTCTGCCATGCACCACGATCTGGGAAAGGTCGGTGATTTAGTTGGGGAATACTATATTCCACAAGATAATGATTGGAGAAGAAAAACACTTGGTGAGGTTTTCACTCACAATACCGATATACAAAATATGAGAGTTACAGATAGAGCTCTGTTTCTATTGCAACACTTTGGGGTAAAGGTCAATCTAAAAGAAACTCTTGCCATTAAGGTATCTGATGGGCTCTATGACGAAGCTAACACATACTATATGAAAGTCTTTGACGCAAGTCGTTCTTTAAAAAGTCATTTACCAAACATTGTTCATTTCGCTGACCACATGGCAACATTGGCAGAATATGATGAATGGAAGCGTGGTGATGAAGATAACAAAGAAGAAATGGAAAGTAAATTAGAAAATATCAAAAATATTAGTGTTGGTAAAACTGAAACTAAACCTAAACAAGAACATACGGATGAAGTTTTAGAAAATAAACACAAAGATTTATTTGATGAGTTATTTGGAGATAAATCATGATTATAGAAATAGTATTAGGGTTATTTGTCCTTACAGAAGGATATGTAATATGGAATTTAACAAGAAAAACAGAATTACTTGAAACATGGATAGAAGATTTTAGTGATAGAATTGAACGAGTTCAACAAGAATTGAAAGACATAGATTCTACTGGTCATTTTGAATCTGATGATGAAATAGGAACAATATTTGAAAGTATAAAGGAAGTAGTTAATGATATCAGCAATTTCACAGCAAAGGAGTCATTTAGTGAGTAAAGTCCAAACGACATCAGAGGAAACACCAATAGTTGTAACACCAGTAAAGAAAAAGAAAAAGCCTAAAAATTATTATTTTAATATAGGAACTGAAAAGGCCATTATTAGATATAATAAAACAGATGAGGCTGCATTAAAGAATACAATTTATAGAGAACATATTGCGTATGCATTTGATAAACTTGCAGAAAATATGATTCATACGTTCAAGTTTTATTATTTTGATGTTCCATCAGAACAAGTAAAGCATGAAGTAGTTTCGTTTCTTGTAATGAATATGCATAAATTCAAGGAAGGTAAAGGTAAAGCCTTTTCTTATTTTAGTATTGTTGCAAAGAATTATTTGATTCTCCATAATAATAAAAATTATAAGAATTATAAGATTCATGACAAAATGGAAGTTCTTGATTATGGTAGTAATATAAGAACAAAGCAAGATAACTTGGATATTGCAAGTTTTAATGAAGAATATGTAACTCAGATGTTAGAGTATTGGGAAGAAAATCTTACTAATATTTTTAGACGTCAAAAGGATATACTTGTAGCCGACGCCGTATTAGAAATGTTTAGGCGGAGAGCGAATATAGAAAACTTCAATAAAAAAGCTTTGTATATTTTAATTCGTGAAATGACTGGTTCTAAAACTCAACATATTACTCGTATTGTAAATATTATGAAGAAATATAATATGAATCTTATGAAAGAATTCCGGAATACGGGTCAATTAGACACCGCAAACACAGGATCAATATTGTAACATTTTGAACATAAGTGTTACACTATTCTGTCATATATTGTTACACGAGTAGTAAAACTTCTAAAAAAACAAAAACCTCATTTTTTAATGGGAGTTTTTTGTGTCCCTATAACTTCACAAATATAGACACTTAAAAATAAATTAAATTATTTTTCTAAAATAGGGTACTTTGGTACAGTTTTTGTAGTATATAGGTGTAGACAACATCAAAAGGGTGAGGTCATAAACAAAAAAAGGAGAACTGAAATGTTCATAAACTTAATTAAAAAACTAAAGAGTAATAAAGGTAATTCACTTGCTGAATTCGCTGTTGTTACTGCTATGATGGGTGCCTTGGCAACAACTGCCGCTCCTAAATTTGGTGCTGTTGGTGATGGTGCAAAAGCACGTGCAACAATCGCTAACCTTGATAAAATCAAGACAGCGGCTAACAACTTCTACAACGCTAAAGTATCTGAAGAAGGTCGTGGAAGATTTCCAGGACAGATCAAGTATGATGAAAAAGTTGGTGGATTTGATCTACCAGCAAACACACTTACAGATGAAGCTCTGGAAACATATTTAGAAACTATTCTAAATGGTCAAACCGGATATGCATCTACATTAACTGATTATGTGTATGTCTTTTCAACAGCAGTAGGTGATGAAGATGCACTTGCAGGTGATTGGATGAGTTTCGTAGGAACTACACACCAAGTAGATGTTGGATTTGATGAAGATGGTGCAGTTGATTTTAAAAGTAATTTTGGTAATCAAGGTATTTCAAGTCCATTTCAGGATGGTGCTTACATCTATCTTGTAATCCCAGGGTCTGGTAGTGGTTCAGATGCTCAAGCTCCATGTATGATTGTAGCTGATGCTGAGAATCCTTCAGAACTTTTCAAAGTATTAACACCTTAATTTTCACAAGGAGAATGATAATGAGAAATAACAAAGGATTTACCCTTATTGAACTAATAATGGTTACGATTATTTTAGGTATTCTATCTGCCGTTGCTATACCAAGATACATGACAGCAGTTACCAACGCCGAATCTGCTGCAGAAGATGCAGTTATAGGTTCTATACAGGCTGGTTTAGAAATCTTTGCTACAGAACAACTGTTGGATAATGGTCGTAGGTCATGGCCTGATAATCCATTTGATGGTTTGGACACAAAGCCAAGTGGATACACTACAGATATTACGGATGCTGATGTTGATGGTGAGTGGACATTCAATACCACTTCATTACAGATTACACATCAACGTAATGATAATTCACGTGTTGGTTGGCCTTATGCAAAAGGTACACAAACAGGAGATACTGCTGATGTGGGTACTCTTGGTGTAAGAGCCAGTTTATAGGAAAATATTATTATGAATAACTCTGCTGGATTTACTTTAGCGGAATTAGTCGTAACTGTCGTATTAGTGGGGATACTTGCCGCATCAGCTATCCCCACTTTTAACAATGTGATGGTAAAGGCTCAACTCCAAACAAACCTATCTAATATGGAACTTATAAAGAATGCGTTTGTGAGGTATTACTACACAGCTCAAATGAATTTCCCGCCCGTACCAGAAAACGAACTACTTGATTCGGAATACAAAGATTTAGTTTTGCCTGATGGCAGGACACCTGATGATTTTTTTGATGGTAAAGTTGGTTTACCTTATAACAGTAATGGGAATCCATATACTTATTACCAAGAGAACGATACAAGTTCTACTGGATTTATATCACTTCAAATAATAATAAAAGATATGAATACAGATAGCCCATCGTATGAGGAATATGTAATCGGAGGAATTTAATGAACAGAGGGTATACGCTGATTGAAATGGTGGTAGTTATTCTTATAATCGGCATTATGAGTGCGGTAGCAGTACCGAGATACCAAAGAATAATTGAATTGAAAGAATTAGAAGCTGAAAAGGAATTTACTTCTCAGATATGGGAAGAATTAGAATTATATGCTGAAGAGCAATTAGTAGAAACAGGAGTAGAGAGTTGGCCTATTAACCCACTTTCTGTTTTAGGTCGTACAAGAGGAGTCATCGTTACTTTGGATTTGGGAATACCTGATGAAGATAATGAATGGCAATTTGATGGAACAGATTTATTTCATAGGAGAAGGAACAATGAGATTTGGTATTACAATTACAACGCTAGTAATTTCACTTTGTCTGAACTTCCAGTTAGGTTTTAGTCAAACAAGCTTCGGTGATGGTAAAGGAAACGGACAATTTCAAGGAATCCCTTGCGATGATACAGAATATAGAGATAATAATGGTTCACCTGCTTGGAAGAATTATGGTGGATGGTTGAGTGAATGTGATTCATTAGTAGATGCATATGAAGATTCTACATTTGCTATTATTCTTGAAAAACGACATAGTAAAAAATTAGAAGAAGATAGAAAAAGACAAGAAGAAATAGACAACATAGATACTGAATTGGATATGGATGCTATGTGGGAAAATACTATATGGGAAGAGATAGTAGAAATAGGCGAAGAAAGAATATATGAAGTAGAGAACATAACAGCAGTTGCTGGTGTTCGTGGAGCTGAAGCAGAAGATGAAGCCTTAGCACTTTTGTATTATAGACGAAGTATGAAAGGATTATCTAAATTAGAATTACAAAAAGCATTAGGTAAATTAATGATTAAACGGCAGAAGATGTCTGATGATAGTGATACAAAAAAGATAGATAGTTATATTTTACAATTAAAAAGAAAGTTAAAAAACGCTTGACTTTTATAGTTTTTAGTAAATTCCAGTATAAATTGGAAAGGTATATTTAAAATGTTAATAGATGAAACAAAGTTAGAATGGATTTTGATTGCAACAATAGGTGTAATCTTAGCTTTTACATTTAGCAATTTCGGGAATGAGTCTATACGAAAAGAAGTCATAATTGACGAGAGTGCTTACGAAGATTACCCATTGATGGCTTGGGAAGATACACAAAAGAAATGGGATGGAGAACAGGGTGATGTTGTAAAGATTAAATATAGAGTTTTTAATGACGATACATTTATACAAATTGTTAATGATGAAAATGTTGTAGTCCATACCCAACCATTTCAGAGAAGTCCGTGGGAAGATGGTCGATACAGAGATTTTACATATACTTGGATGTTATACTATACAGAAGATTATGGCAATGATATTCCACCTGGAGAATACGAAATACGAGTTTGTTATAAACATTCGAGAAATGTTGATTTAAGTATTCTAATAATAATTTAATCGCAAAAAAAAGGGGAACAAAATTAAAGTTCCCCTTTTTCATTATCCGATAATAGCTATTTACGGAATAAACCCACCAACACCAACAATGCGACTAACCCAGCGAAACCGGATTCGCCAAAATTATTTATGATTGATGTCAGGTTACCAATAACATTTACGCCAAAGATACCACTTCCAAACAATACTTCGCTTA